CAGGTGGTTTAGGTGTTAACGGCAGTCAAGAACAAACTTGGTATGCAAGTAAAGACGACGCTTATAGATTTTTTGAGAAAACAGTTCCAGGAGTTAACTGTCTTAAATGAGTGTATTCATAATACATAATTATCAAAAAGAACTTAAAGAATTACGTCAAAGCCTCTTAGAAAATTTAGTTGTAGGGGTTGAAAACTATGAAAGTTATAAGTATATTCTAGGAAAGATACACATGATAGACATGTGCCAACAGGAACTTTCTCGCCTGCTGGATCAAGAGGAGAAAATAGATGACTAAAACATTATACGTGCCAGATCACGTAAAGGCAAAATTAGATAACCCTTCTACGGGTGTTGAAGAAAAAAAAACTGAATTAGATAAACTTCCAAAACCTGTTGGATGGAGAATTTTAGTTCTACCTTTCAAAGCAAAAGATAAATCAAAAGGTGGTATTATACTTACCGACAAGACTATTGAAGACTCACAATTAACTGCATCTGTTGCTATGGTATTAGCCGTAGGTGATGATGCATATCAAGATAAAGAAAAGTTTCCTAATGGACCTTGGTGTAAACAAGGTGATTGGGTCGTGTTTGGCAGATACGCTGGTTCTAGAATCAGGATAGATGGAGGAGAGGTAAGATTATTGAATGACGATGAAATACTCGGCACTGTAGATAATCCAGAGGACATATTAACAATACTATAACATGGAGGTACCATGCAAACAGAACTTAACACTGCAAAAGACGAGAAGCTAGTTGATCTTGATACATCAGGAGAAGGAGCAGAAGTCGAATTAGAAGATAAGTCTCATGGCGCTGTAGCACCAGAAAAATATGAAGAAGTAAAAACTGATGAAAAAGATCCTCTCAATCCTGCTGTTGAACAAGAACAACAAGTTGAGGAGATGGATCAGTATTCTGATAAAGTTAAAAAAAGAATTGATAAATTAACTTTTAAAGTTAGAGAGGCTGAAAGAGAAAGAGAAGCGGCACTAACTTTTGCACAAAATGTGCAAAAAGAATTAGCTGATGCAAAAACAAAAGCTTATGACATTGATAAAGGTTATATGTCAGAAAGTGAAGTCAGAAATAAAATGGCTGCAGATCTTGCAAGACAAGCATTAATTGCTGCAAGAGAATCTGGTGACTATTCAAAAGAAGAAGAAGCTAGAGCTGCGTTAACTAAACTTGATCTTGAAGCTGAAAGAATAAGAGTTACAAAATCAAAAAAGGAGCAAGAATATGAAAACTTCCAAAAGGAGTTGGAAAAAGAACAGCAAAGCTATTCACAACCCACTACTGAAAGACCTCAGCCTTCACAGAAAGCTTTGGCGTGGGCTGAAAAGAATACTTGGTTTCGGTCTGACGCAGAAATGACAGACTATGCTCAAAGAATACATCGTGGTTTAGTGGCAGAAGGATTTGACACAGAATCAGATGATTACTATAATGAATTGACTTTAAGAGTTAAAAACAAGTTTCCAGAGTCTTTTGAAGGCTCGGATCAGACGAACAGAAGCAACACAATCGCTCAACCTGTTGCCTCTGCTACAAGGTCTGCAACCGCTGGGCGCAAGTCTGTTAAGTTGACCGCTAGTCAAGTAAAAATAGCAAAAAAGCTAGGGGTTCCCTTAGCTGAGTATGCTAAGTACGTTTAAGGAGGTACAAAATGACAGATATTAAAACACCAAGAAGTGCACAAACAAGGGCTAAAGAGGAACGTAGAAAACCTTGGAAGCCACCGTCTCAACTAGACGCACCACCATGTCCTGATGGATATAGGCAAAGATGGCTTCGACATCGAGTCAACGGCATGGATGATACTAAAAACATCAATGCAAGACTCAGAGAAGGCTGGGAGTTAGTGAGAGCTGACGAACACGATAAAAGTCTTTACTCTGCATATAACGGAAGCATCAAAGCTTATGAGGGTGTCATCAGCGTAGGTGACTTGCTATTGGCAAGAATTCCTCAAGAAACTGTCGATGAGCGTAATGCTCATTACAAGCGACTAACTGATCAACAGACAGAAGCTTGGGAAACAGATCCTTTGAGGGAGCAACATCCTAGTATGCCTATGAATAATGATAGGCAAAGTCGTGTATCTTTTGGTGGTGGCAATAAGAAACCATCCTAAGATACTTAAATACAAAGGAGATGAACTATGGCAAATCAACAAGGAAACTTTGGATTTCGTCCCGTTCAAATGCTTGGTGCAGCTTATAATGGTCAAGGCCAACAAGAGCTGACAATTGCTAGTAACGAGACCAATTCAATATTTCAAGGCGATCCAGTTGTATTAAATGCAAACGGATCAATTTCTCGTGGATCTTCTGCTGGTGCTGAACTTATTGGTATTTTTAATGGTTGCTTTTTTACAGACCCAACAACGTCTAAACCAACTTTTTCAAATCACTATCCAGGCGCAGTAGTAGCAAGTGATATCGTTGCTAACGTAATCACAGATCCAGATGTGGTGTTTGAAGTCAAAGTAGATGACGCAAACGCTGGATTAGCACAGGTTGGTTCAACATGTAACATCGCTTCATACAGTGTAGGAGATACAACATCAGGTATTTCTAACGTTGTTATTGATGGTGATACATTTGCAACTAGCAGTGCATCAAACTTCGCTGTTGTCGCATTATCAACTGATGTTGACAATAGTGACTATACTGCTGCTAACGCTAACATTCTTGTTAGAATTAATAAGCATCAGTTTAGAGATACTACAGGTATATAGGAGGTTAAACTATGGCTATATCTAGAAGTCAACTCGTTAAAGAGTTAGAGCCAGGTTTGAAC